CAGGTTGCGCGACAAACCCAACTTCAAACCCGGTAATCTTTACGTTCTCCATCACAACGAACGAGGATTTACCTTTATTGTAACTGGCCCCAGGATACGCATAAGCTGGCGCAGGGGTCACGGAATACGGGTCTACCGCAATACCCGCATAGGGCGCGTACCGTCCGCGTGTCGTTTCATAAGTGCCTGCATTGGTTCCGGGAGTCACCGCATCGAGGATGGCTTTTCGTAACCAGTTCGCTGATACCGTGATATCCGGAATAGCTGTCAGCGTGCCCGTCGCCGCACCGCTGGCCGTCGTCGTAAATTGCCACGTATTTTCATCGACGACTGTAATGGTGTACGAAGTGGCCGTGAAATCAGCACTTCCACTGATATACAGTACATACCCGCTGACCCATGAATGTCCATTCTGAGTCACTGTTACAGTCGTGCCAGTGCGCGAATACGCCAATCCTGCAATGGATGTCACCAGGCTTTCTTCACACCACTGCGTATTCGTGCCCATGATCTGAATATCACGAATCGTGGTATGCCGCGCACCGGATACCGCAATCGCCGGACGGTCCATCGTCTGCGTATAGATAGACGTGCCAGAAAAGGTCCCACCGTTACGATACCGTGGACCGTCCCCCCGCAAATGCACAGACGCAAGGCCAGTACCATACCCTAACTGCAATGTGTCGTTGATAAAATACTGACCGCCCGGGAGATAGACCTCCTCATACGAATAGCCGGTGTCGGGCCGATGAATCGCCCAGTTGATAGCCGCTTGAATGGCCGCCGTGGTGGCCGCCGCATTGGAATTATCCCGATACGCGCCAAACCATAATACATTGACAGCCCCATCATAGACGCGCTCCCAGCGACCTGCACCGGCGTTTCCGGTTGGATTGATGATTGTCCCGACATTGTGCGTCGCCGTCGAAGCCGCGTTCCAGCGCCAGAACCCGCCGCCGCCATCGCCCGCCGCTAGAGCCCCTAGCGTGATTGCTGTCGTCAACGCGGAGCTGTACGGAATAGCCATCAACGCCGCGACCGTTGCAAGTTTGGCTTCTCCGATGATGACCTTGAACACATACGCGCCGCTAGTTTTGCGATAGCGAGTCCGCAGACTGGACACCGACTCGTCCAGCATGACCTCCACAATTTGTCCCTCTGACAGCCCGGATAGCGCACTGTTAGCCGCTGCCTTGGTGTCGTAAAACAGTACGTTCCCGGACGCTGAAGCCGCCGCTTCCGCCGCTTCGTTGGCCGCCAGAGCCAGGGTTGCGCTGTTATCGGCACTGATGGCATCGAGCCCGGTCTGGACCCGGTCCGCTGCTGTCGCTATGGCATCCGCCGCCGTCGCGGCTGCATCCAGCCCGGTCTGGACCCGGTCCGCCGCCGTGGCTATGGCATCCGCTGCTGTCGCCGCCGCATCAAGCCCCGTCTGGACCCGGTCCGCAGCTGTCGCTATGGCATCCGCCGCCGTCGCGGCTGCATCCAGCCCGGTCTGGACCCGGTCCGCCGCCGTGGCTATGGCATCCGCCGCCGTCGCTGCCGCATCAAGCCCCGTCTGGACCCGGTCCGCCTCGGTCAAAGCGGCGAGGTTGTCGGCAATTGAGTTGATGGCGGAGAGTTTGACCAGTTCAACAGTCGTTGTGGGCATGTCATATCTCGGAAAGCGTAAGGGCCACAAACCGCACGACGCCATCCGACCCGCGCGCGCTCAGCGTCAGGGTCGTGTCATCGGTCAGCGCGAGGGTCACCAGGCCATTCTCGGCTGGCGTGGCGGTCGCGGGCGGGTTGAAGACGGGGGCCGCGGCAAACGCGGCAATGCCTGCGTCCACGGCATCGCTGATGGCCTGCGCCCCGGCATCGCCGGGCGTCACATCATCGGCGCCCACGAGGGTCGACAGGGGTACTGGTGACACGCTGTCGGGCACTTGCACCAGGTGCGTAGTGATGATGCCGCGCCCGGCGGTCAGTGTGATCAGGTAATAGGTCGCGACATTGCCGGGCATGGAAATGTCAGCCTGCGGCGTCAGCTCCAGTTCCAGCCCAGCGCCGATGGTCAAGTCGTCGTATTCGGACACCAGGCCCGCATCGGTAAACCCAATGACCGGCGTCCCGTCCGCCAGAATCAGCCGCACGGACGCGGTAGCTGTGACGGGGTTACCCGCGCCGTTCAGGACAGGAGGGATCAGAACGGTGGTCATGGTGCGCCCCTAATGGCAAATGATCTGGCATTGACATCAGCAGGCGCGCAATGCCGGATGGGTGCCTGTACGGATTCGAGGGCTATGCCAATCAGTAGCGCAATCGCAAAACCGTAGCCAATAACGGTTATTCTTTGGCAGATACCACCGCATTTCAGAGTCATATGATGTGCTCGCGCAGCCATTTCAAAAAACCCGTGATTTGAGACAACATTGCCGCCGCGGCGATGACAATCCAGCGCAACAATAAGGCGTTGCTTTCCCACCGTTCAATCTTGCGCTCGACGTTATCCATGCGCGCGTCGAGTGTGCCCATGCGGCGCTCCAGCTCATCCCGCACGGCCGCGCGGATGATGTGCTCAGGTGGTAGTGTGCGGCGTTCACGGCCATCCCAATCAGCGTCCACGCTTCCAAAATACTCCGATCAATCCAGCTACCGCCATTCCAAACGCGATCACGGCCTCTTCCTCGGTCGGGTTAAGCTCAATGATCTTGAGTGCTGTCAGAATCATGATAATTCCCCGCCAGGTCGATGCCTCACCAAGCGCTATGCCGAATCGGTCCATCATTGCGTCACTTCCAGGTACAGCGTCCTCTCAGCCGACCGGCGCCGGATGAGTCCCTTCAGGGTACGGCCGTTAGCCTTAACCCACAGCAGGAACGCGGCAGCCGCACGTTGGGTGTTTCCGGCCCGGTGTTGGCGTAATACGGTCGATAGCAGAAACCCAGAAACTCCTTGCTTTGGGTCGCCCATGCCGATATTGAAGGCCAGGCTGACCATCGCAGAGAACTGATTGTCGGTCGTTTGTACGTCCCCGATGGCCTTGGTGACGCCACACTCGAAGCGGTCGAGGTCGCCCCGCAGGAGCGCCTCGGCCTCGGCCTCGGTGATGCGCTGCCCGGGTTTGACGTCTGGCCCGGTGTGGCCATAGCCGATGGTCCAAACGCCGGCAGGGCAGCGGTAAGCCGTCAACCGCACCCCTTCAAATGTCTTAACAAGGTTCAAGCCGGCCGCGTTTATTCGTCTGGTCATGCCGCCGACTCCGGGTAAACCTGAACATAATCGTCTTCATGCTCCGCTCCGATTTCCGGGGCAATACCAAGATAAACGGTCGTCGGAATGATGCCATCCGCGTTCCAGACATCCTCCCCGAGCTGCACGACTTGTTCCCAACGCACCAAAAAACTATCGAACCCCGCCAGGCCGGGCTTGAATTCGCCAGGTTGCGCGGCGATGGCTTCCGGATCGGACACTGCGCCGGGATAGCCCCAGCGGTTGTAACGAAGATGGTTCATGACATCGGAGCCAAAGACCCGCAGTTCCATCTGCACGGCGGGTGTGCGGAAACTCAGGATGCAATGGGCCGCGAAGGTCAGCCGCAAGGCTTGCCGCTCGGTGCCGTCTTCCGGTTCAGGGTCAATCGATTCCAGTTCCAGCAACAGCGCCGGGGTGTTCAGCGCTTGCGCGTCTTGTTCGTCAGTGCCGGGAAATGGGTCATAGGCGGCCACCGTCTCAACCCGGCCGCTATAATGCCGATCCAGATCCAACAGGATGGCGGCATGCAGCTCGCGTAGCGTGGGTAATGCACTCATGCGCGGGCCTCCACGTTGAGCGCGTAGTTCAATTCTTGCCGCAGGAGCGCGTCAAACCGCGCCAGAGCTTCGGCTTGCAACGCTTGCAAGCGTTTCAAAACGGCCGCATGCGGTTTTTCCTCAACCCGCTCGATCGGTAATCGACTGTCACCAGTGCGGCGCATGACCGCGTTGCGGGTTTTGCCACGGCCCCAGCTCCAGGCATGCGGGTAGGACTTGCGCCCGACCCGGGCGCCGGTCATGCGGGGATTCCAGCGCACGGACCCCAGACGATGCACGGGGATAGGGTTGGTGCCGATCCACACCGTCACACCGTCTGCCTTGCCCATCAGCCGGACATGATGTCGTAAGGCCTTCTGGAAAAATTTCTGCGGGATGCCGGATGCTTGACTGGCGGCCTTCAAGACCTGCCGGCCTAGCCATGTGGATAGCTTGCGCAGCGCGCGCGCCTGGGCGCGTTCGGTCGCTTGGGGCAGACGGCCAAACGTCCCCGCCACGCGGTCAAATCCTGCCTTGGCGTCCACGCTTAGCGCAATCGTGGCGCTCATCGCCACAACCTCATTTCAGGATGCGGCCCGGATTCTTCACCCGGCCGCATGCATTGCACCTCCGTCATGCCGGCCCCATCCGGAATCAGCGTCACCACGAGCCAGGTTTCCCCGCGCGCGGTGATGCTGTCTTTTTCCTTGAGGCCCACGGCATCCGCCGTCTTTAGCCAAATCGTCGGTGGCTGCTGATGATCGAGGCCCAGGACCGATCCGGTCTGCGTCCCACGCGCGCGGGATTCGACCGGCAGCCCGGGCATGTCGACGACCCCGCGCACGGTCCCGCTCGGCAATACCACATCCTCCCCGAACAGATTAGGGGAACATACGGCCGAGGCCAGGCGGGCGGCGCGGGTCGCGACAGTCATTAGACGGACAGCGCTCCGCCGGCGCCCAGGTTGGTCAGACTGACCGGCGTGGCTTCGCCGCGGTACAGCTCAGCCCAGATGGTCAGAAACGTTCCGGCCGAGCCATTGCCCGCCGTGGCGGTGACATCGATGTACCGCTTGCGCCCACGCAGGTCGAGATCGATGACAAAAAACTTGTTGTCATCGGTGGCTGACGGCAGCGCCGAGGTATTGCCGGCAATATCGGTTGAAGTGCCGAACACGGCGCCCGTGACATCGGCATGGTTCGCCCCGGACGAATCCGATTCCGTAGCTTTCAGCGCCGTCATGGCGATATCGGTAGCGCCTAAATGCGCAATGATGCGCATGTGGCGGAAGCCCTTGGTGTCGATTTCGGCCGTGGTATAGCTGCCATTGTTGACGATAGCGGCCGGCGGCGTGATGGTGACCAGTTTGCAGTTTTTGAAGTCGTTAGCGGACATGGTTAATCCTCAGTTGGAGTATTCGTTGACGGTGCCCAGGGCATCGCACTGAACGTGTATGTCAAATTCCATGAGCTTGGCATCCGCGCCATAGGTGTCCCCGCTATCACCGCCAATCCGTTCCAGTTCGATCAGCAGCATGGCCGAGGGCGTGGCATGCACAGTAATGGCCGGGAAGGCCGAGAGGGCATGTTGATCAGCCGTGTTGCCGTCACTGATGACCAGTTCGGCGGTCGCCAAATCGGACCAGGCCGACAACACCTTGCCGGGCGCGGCCAGACGATAGCGCCACTTCCAGACGACGGCGCCGGAAGCACTGGTGGTCTTGCACCAGTGCACATGGGCCCGCAGTTCAGTTCCGGAAACCCAGCCATGCGGAAGCTGGGCGCCGAAAAACAGCACCTCGGTGGCAGTGGCGTCAAACAGGAAAGTGCCGTCCGTCAGATCCCGCCCCGGGTCGGATTCGGCCCCGGGCGGATTGACGGCGGCGGCGGGAAAACGCAGATCGTCCCACTTCGGCGCGAGCCAGCGCTCTAAAAGAGCGCCGTCCGTGCCGCGGAGCTTGGCTTGTTCCCAGTCGGATGCGGAAAAGCTCATGACTATTCGCCGATCAGCGCCACAATCGGGCCTGCGTTCGACGCATCGCCCACACCATGGCAGTTCAAATCAAAGCGTTCGCTCGAAATGATCTTGGTCTGCTGGTAAGAGCTGAGCGAGTACGGGTCAACGATCATGGTCATGCCGCGGCGGTCACCCAGGATGACGCCCATCCGCAGATCACCGAACAGCGCCATAGCCACATCGCTCAAGTCGGTCGCGACTTTCGGCATGGCGGGGCTGGTGATGATCTGATAGCCCATCCATTGATCGGGCATCGCGGCAGCCAGGTCGGCTTTTCGGTTGCCGGATACGGCCTGAGTCAGCCTGCCGAACAGCGCGTTATGGCCGTACTTCGAGGTAATCCAGACCGGATTAACACCGGGAATGTCCGGGAGTTTGGCCATCACTGCCAGCAAGTCGCTGGCGTCGATCTCGGCAAAGGTGTCATGCCCGGAAGCTGCATCCACCGCGCCCGCTTTGCTCAGAATCGCGGTACGGAGGCCGACAATGCCGCCATAGGTGGACGTGCCGTCACCATTGAACAGGCAGTTGTCCTCTTTGGTCGCGAAGGCCAGCGCGTGTTCCTGGGCGATGTAATCGGCCAGGTTGATGACGCTATCGTCCGCGTAATCGTTGGAGATGCGCGTTTCGGCGGCCAAATTTTTCGCCACCAACGTAATGTCATCGAACGCCGGATCGTTCGCGGTCGGTGCGGCTTCACGGCCCACGAAATAAGCGGTCACGCCGGACAGCACGCGCGGCACGCTGGCAGTATCCGAGTTCATCGGATGCACTCGACACAGCCGGCGGGCGATGCCGTACTGCTCGCGCAGGTCGATGATTGGCAACACCAGTTCCTCGGGCACCAGGACCGATTGACCCGTACCAATGCCGGTCAAGGTCCGCGCGCCAATGCCGCCGATGCCAGGGGCCTCGATGCGCACGCCATAGTCACGGCACCAGCGTTGAGCGTCCGAGCGGCCAAACAGGACCGCTTTGCACCACTGACCTGCGCGGTAGGCCTGCTCATCTGCCTCACGACGGCCGCCGGCGTACAGTTCCGGCCGGAAGGCGCGGAGTTTGCCGGATGATGGATAATTGATTTCAGCGCGTTGCGGGGTCACCGGAATGGCCTCAAAGGTCGGGCCGCGGCTGGCGATCAGTTTGCGGAAATCCGCCAGGGTCGCGCCCAGCATGATCTGGTCTTCGCCTAAATCACGCAGCTTGAAATGGGCCGCAACGGCGCGGATTTGCGCGGCGTCAGGGTTGATGACCGCAGGCTGTTGCGGCAGCGCGCGGGTGTCACCCGTGTTCAGTTCGGGGGTTTCGGTGGCGGGGGTTTCCGGCTCCTGAGTTTCCGCCGGGGTTTGATTCGGATCGGACATAGCCGGGCTCCTGGTTGTGGGTGAATGAAAAGCACGGCCAACCCCGACAGAGGGGTCAGCGGGAATCGAAGCAAGGGAAATTTCGACCGGCTCCCAATCGGTCACGGTGTACGTGTCGCCGGTCTCATCGCTGGAGGTCAGTTCCAGCGCGTGGATGATGTAGCCCACGCTCACGTTGGCGCGTATACCGTCCGCCACATCCATCAGGGCGTTTTCGCCGTCTTCGGTGCGGGAGAAGCGCACGGTAGCGCGGCCGACACCGCCATCGATGCGGGCGGAATCGATCACGCCCACGTGGTCTTCGGGGTCATGGTTGACCAGCAGCGGCGCGCCGGATTGCAACCGGCCCAGGCGACAGGCGCCGGGTTTGTGGCTCAATACCTCGCGGCCATACCAGCGGTCTACCGGTGTCTCGGACGAGAACGACAGTTCCGCCGTCCGGGCTTCGGCGTTGACGGCCGCGCGCTTGACGGTAAAAAAGCGTTCGGCGACACGGCCGACCAGTTCACCAATGTCGGGTTTGCTCATGCGTTCGGGTCCTGGGGTGCGGGGGCCGCCGTGGCGGTCTTTTGCAGATAGGGCAGCACTTCAATCAAGGTCAGGCCGGCGGCTTCGGCGGCATCGCGGATGCTGGCCAGTTCGTTGATGCGCTCCTGGACGTGATCGTCGAAATCCAGCCCCTTGCGCGACAGAATCGCGTTGAGCGTGGTGGAGCCGATCTTAAGCTCCATCTCATCGGCTTGCGCCTGCTTGGCCGGGTCCGGGCCTTCCCAGCGCCGGGCCTGCCAATACACTTGGTCCCATTTGGGGTTCTCGCCGGGCAAGCGACCGATCATCAGCGCGGAATCCCGCCACTGTTGGCGCACCACTTCGGCGAAATCGGATTCAAACCAGTCCTGCATTTCCAGCCAGTGATCGCGCTCCAGGCCGAGGAAATAGCGGAGGCTGGTGTAATTGACGCCCTCGGCATCGTTGCCTAGCGCGTTGTAGCTGACACCCAACCCGGTCCCCACGGAGCGCAACGCCCACTTCAGGAAGTCCGGCATCGCGGAATTTGGGTGTTGCGGGTCGAGCAGTTTGAGGTTGTACCCGTAGGGCACAACTTCATAAGTGCCCGGCGCCATGTCCTGGCTAAACCGGCCCTGATCGGAACTGATCGGGTTGCCGGCCGCATCGACCAACTGATTGCCAGCGGCATCGGTCGTGACTGGCGGCGGTACGCTGTCCGGTTGCGCCTCATAGACGCCGATCTTGCAGGCAGAGGCCCGCGCGGCGGTCACTTCTGCGTCTTCCGTGCCCTGAATCATGTGGATGCGGGACAGCGCGACCGCGAGCCAGGGCACGCCCCGGGTTTGCCAGCAGAATTCCGGCAGGTAGACATGGATCATGTCTTCAGCAGGAATTCGGAACCGGTCCCCGATGCGGTAACTACTGTTATTCGCCCCACCTTCACCAAACACCCAATAAGCCACCGGGCGGCGGTGCTGATCGACTTCGACGCCCATGCGCACGAGGTTGCCGGCGTGTTCGCCGTTGTAATTGATATCGACCGCCTCGGGGTCGATGACTTGCAGCGCATAGCCCCAGGCATTGACGCCGGGATCCCGGATGACGCGCAAGAAGGCCTCGCCATCCAGCGCGACGGTTTCAATGACGTGACGCTGTAACGCGCGGAAAGAAAACTTGCCGCTGACCTCGCAGATGCCCCGTTGTGCCCAAGCGTTGAATTCGCCCTCCAGGAGCGTGCGGGTTTTGATGTCCGGCTTGCCGCGTGGCGTCAGGCAACGTGCTTGTAACCGGAAGCCCTGGGGCCCCACGATATTGTTGCGCACCATGCGAATAAAGCCCTTGCCATGGTCGCTGTTTTGCACCAGCTCCCGCGCACGGGCGCGGAGGATCGGCAAGGCATTACGGATATCGACATCGATCGGGCGGGAATAGGTGACCCAATCACTGTGCAGGGTGGAGATTTTCGCGGCCTGCCATTGCCGCGTTTGCGGCTTTTCCGGGAACGGGACGACTTTATTCTTGCTGGCCATCACGAGCACCCAGCAAAGCGGGTTTGGACGAAGCGTCCGGAGCCCAGCCCGGCGGCAATGCGCGCGGCGTCTTGCTCCTGAGCCACCAGGGATGCATATTGCGACCGCAGTTTGAGCAGCCCGGCCATGTCATATTCCATTTGCCGATCACGGAACGCGGCCCTGACGATATCGACATCCCCCGCCGTGGCGCGCGATTCAAGCAGGGCCTCGATGGCGGCCAACATGCGGTACGCATGGGACGGCGCATTGACCGGCGCGGCGGTGACCGGATCGGGTAGCACGTCCACCACGCCTTCTTCGATCGTGGCGCGGAGAGCGTCCGTGTCATTGGTCGCCACCAGATACCAGGAGTACCTCCCGGCGGTGAACAGCACCGACGCGGCCGGCGTCACGGTGAAGGTGTGAACTTCGGTTTCTTCATCCCAGACGGCATCGATCGGCGTAGCAGCGGCGGCATTGACCAGCAACACCGACAGCGCCCAATCGGGCCCCGGATACGCCGCCGGCGCGGCCGACAGCGCCCAGCTATCGCCAGCGCGGAGGGTGGAGGGTATGGAGAGGATAGCCATGGCTCGCACGATACGAGCCCCGGCGTCTCAAGTTCAGGGGAAAATGAGATTTTTTGTAGTGGTCAGTGGTCAGTGTTCAGTTGGTACAGATTGCCCGAAGTGCCGCGTGTAATGGCATTCGTTGCAAAGAGAGACAAGATCAACATCAATATCTTCATGTTTCCATGTCTGATAGTGAAGATGATGGACGCATTGAGCAGGCTTACCGCAGTCAACGCACCGATAACCATCAATTTTCAACCTCTCATCCCTTTTTTCCTTCCATTTGTCAGTTTCAAGATACACGCGGTGCTCCGTTTTGTATCTGACGCTGTTCCGCTTGCTTTTTGACTGGCGCCTTATATGTTTTACCCAAAGGCTGAAGGCAAAGTTGAAATACTCAGTCGACGAAAGACAACCGCGAAGGTTGTATTTTTCAATAGCCTCAACCATACCAAGTTCAGCAAGCATGGCGTCAGCCGCATTGGCGCGGTTCAGGTTCTCTTCTTTCGATAGCTTCGGCATGTTGTCTTGAAATAGCCCCAGTCATTATCTTTTCCACGCATTCACCCACCTGTAAGCCGTTGCCCGGCTCACCCCCGCCCGCTGCTGCACTTGCCGCACTGTCTCGGTCGGCTGCACCACCGGTGCGGGTGGGCGCCGTGGGATGTACAGCGACTCCCCCCCCGCTTCCCGCATCAGCGCATGACACGCCCGCGCGGCCGTGTCCGTGCCAATTTCGCGCCGCAAAATGTCCCAGCATTCCTCAAACGTCATGTTGTTAGGCCATCCTACGCAAAAATCGTGCATGATTAACCTGGCCAATCCCGTCAAATTCGCCTACGCGCGTTTTGCGGTTTTTGTGTGCTGCAAGCATTTGATTTTTAACCGGAAAAACAGCCTAAAAATCACTCATGAAAACGCTTGTAAGGCGTCAATACCACATCAACATCTAGTGTGTTGATGGTTTTATCCGCACTAAATACGCCATTGCACGGGGCCATGGTTTCATTCCGTGCGCGACAACCCCGGCACGGCCGGGATTTGCTCATGCGGCTGATCCTCGCGCCGGCGATGGCAATGCAGACAGGCGGAGTCGGTCATTTTGTGATCATAGCCGCAGGCCATGTCCGTAATCTCCGCATGCCAGGGATGCGGGCGGGGCCCATCCGTCCAACACCCCGCCCGCCTTGGCACGACCACCGGCGCCAATGGCCGGGGCTGGAACTGCACCAGATCGGACAGCCCCAGCCACAACCCGATAGCCCGGGCGGAGCGGATAGACCAGAGATTGATGGGGGGAATGGTTATGCCCATTACTCCCCCAGCGCCATGGCGGCGTCGATCGCGGCGCGCATATCGCCCGGGTTATCACGCACGCAGTCCGACGGTAGCAATACCTGCCCGTGTTGATTGGCAGGATCAGCCAGCCAATCCAGGCGTTTTTGATCAGCCCGATACGGGCAATTCCCCGGCGCCGATTCACAGCGCGTTCCCGGTGGTGTGATGCAATCTGGGCACTTATTGATACTCATGCTTTTTATTCTAAATATCTGGCATCTAATTGTTTTCACGATCAATAGAGTGCATCCAACCAAGATAATGACCCATACGTATAAATCTACGATTTTCGTCATTCATTGGACTACACGCTAAATCCCATCGTATCCAGGCGTTAAGCCAATCCCGAGCTTCATCCGATAAAATCGGGTAACGCGCCATCTGCAAATCGTTAAATTTATCGTATGGAAGATTAATTTCTTCAAGCGTGAAGTCGTTTTGATATTCCCGATTCATAACGCATCCCCCCAGGCCGATAGCTTCTCTAGTAGCCGTTCGGGGGCGTTCAGCGCCCAACCCAGCGCTTCCCCCATCAGGCCCAAACACGCGACGGCCAAATACCCGGCGCCCAACACGACCAACACCACCAGCGCGCTGCCACGAATCAGCCATTTCATAGCATCCCCTCCATTTCGGCAGCCCTGGCCATGTTGCTCCAATACCGCACTTCTTCCGACTCGCGCTTTTGCTCATCAGACGGCGGGTAGGCTGCCATGAGGTGGGCCCTAGCTTCGGCCAGCGCCTGCTTGGCAATCCCCATCTGCCGCGCCCGCAGCTCCGCCGCGGCTTTGCGTTCCTCCCGCTCGATCAGATATTCAATGTTGTGCCGGGCTTTTTTCAGATCCTCAATCCGCGGCACGCCGGGTTTACGCCGCAGCAAATACCCCAGCGCCTCGGCCTCCCATGGGTTCAAGTCGTACTCTTCGATAATCATCCAGCGCTGAATCTTGTGGCGGCTGTAATGATTCCCGCCTACCTGGTAACTACTGGCACGTTCGCTCATAACGGTCTCCTGTAATCAAAATCATTTCCAGCGCCCAACCCATCCGCCCGGCTTACGCGCCGGGGCGATCCAGGGCTTTTTGGGGGGTTGCGGCGGTTCCGGGGTGGGTTCCGGTTGTGGCGGGGCCGTGTCATACCCGGTTGGCTGGCTAAATAGATCGCCGACGGGCTCCATGGCCTGGCGTTGTCGTTCCCATTGCGCGGGGGTCCACCGGTGCAGTCGGTGCCTGGGATGCATAGAGGCCGCCAGGGCATAGCCGTAGCAGTCCAACGGCTCATTGCGCGGCCGAATTTTGACCCAGCGCCCTTTATTCGGGTCGTAAATTTCGGCGGTCAGGCCGGAATAAAAGCTGTCATCCAGGCCGGCCGGGAAATGCAGGCGCCGATCAGCCGGGGTAATGGCTTTTCGGTCGTTGATAAGCGACTGAAACAGGCTTTTCTTGGCGTTATCTTCACCTACAATCCACAATAGCGCGCCGTTTTTTAGTGTGGAGCCGCGCCAGTTAAAATCGACGCGCGAAGGACGGTTGATGATCGGGCGGCCTCGCGTTGACGCGCCTTTGACTGCGAATATGCCGCGCGGCTCACGGCCGCGGGTGTAGTGGAGCACGTTGTCCTGGAGATAACCGGCATCGACAGCGACCGCCATTACGCGGAGCTGGATACCGAAGTCGTTAATTAGCGGCAGCGCTAAATAATCATCAATACGGGTCCAGTGTTCCGGCCGGCTGGGGTCGCCGTCTATTTCCACGTAATCAATAACCCACTGCTCACCACCGGCGCCGTGCCCCAACACCAAAATAGCCCAACGATCGGCCTGGACATCGATCCCCGCCGTGAGGACCAGGCAGCCGCGCGGAATGGTTCGGGGTTGATAGGGTTCGGCGCGGTGTTTGAGTTCCTCCCAATCGATTTTTTCCTCGGGGTCCTCAGTACATTCTCCCAACTTGGTGTTGGTAAAGGTTTTGGTTTTGATGGGGTCATTGCGTACCCGTTCCCATTGCGCGGCTAGCTCCCACCAAGACAGGCCTAGACCGATCGGGGTATAGAGGCTATTGAGGTGGAACCCGGCGGCATAGTCTGATTCCGGGGCTTCAGCCACCCATTGACCAGCCGCAAGCATGTCGGTCTTGCAGTGTTCCGGGATCTCGCAGCCGCATTCTTCGCAGACATAGGCCGCGCGTTGCGGATAATCGGCTGGCCAGTGCAGGTGATCCCACACCAATGGCTGCATGTGGTCACAGTGCGGGCAAGGCACGTGATACCGGCGACGGTCTGAGAGTTGATATTCCCGATCGATGACCGACAGGCTTTTGATGGTGGGCGTTGAACAGATGAAGAGCTTGCGCCCGGCAAAGGTGGAAGTACGCGCCTCGGCCAGCGACAGCGGGTCGCCTTCGTCATCCAGGTCCACCGGGTAGGCGTCTACCTCATCGGCAAACAGGTAACGCGCCGGCATGGACCGCAGCGACGCCGAGGAATTGGCGCCGGAAATGATCAGCACGCCGCCGGGCCATTCCTTGAGCAGCGTGGTATTGCCGCTATCGCGGGATCTGGAGGGTGCTATCAGTTTGCGGAGCGCTGGGGTGTCATCGATCATCGCGGCCAGGCGCTGTTTGCTCCACCGTTCCGCGAGGTCGATAGTCGGCTGCACGACCATCATGGGCGTTTTCATGCGCGCCATGACGTAGCCGACCCAGTTGTTACCGATCTCGGTTCCGGCGACCTGAGTCGGCTTCTTGAACACAACCCTTCGAATGTGGGCGTAATCGGGATGATCGGACAGCACATCCATGATTTCACGCGCGAACGGTACGCGGGAAGTGCGCCAGCGGCCTGGTTCCGATGCGCCCTTGGTGGGTAATCGCCGATGAGCATCGGCCCATTGGCTCACCGTCATCGGCGGCGCCGGCTTCATGCCGCGCGCGAGGGCTTCCATGATCAGGCCATAGCCGTCCGCTAACTGAACCGCCGTGAGGACCGCATCAAGCAGCATCATGACTCCGTTCGTCAGCGGTTTGCCGCGTGGCCAGCAGCGTCAATTTTTCTGCCGCATCATGCAGGGCATCATGCACGGCCTGGCTGAGCCTGAGATTGATTTGCGCGGGGTCGGTCATGGCGGCAAGTTCCAGCGACAGGGTAGGCAGGCGCTCCAGGCTGGCCCGCAGTTGGGCGCCGGCATCGACCGCGGCCTTGATGACCCGCTCGCGCTCCAGGAGCTGGCCGGCTTCCTTCTGCTCGCGCATCATGGCCAGGTTGGCTTCGTGCGTTTCGCGCTTAGCCCGGGCTTCCTGCACGTCATAGCGGGATGCGGGTTCGGCCCGGGTTTCTGGGGCTTCTGCATCAGGCGCCGGCGGCAGTAAATCCGTCTGATGATTGGCGGCCTGCCCTGTTCGCCCGTTGCGCTTATGAGTCTGGGTATTGCGCGCCCACTGGATGTCGGCAACATCAGGGTCAATCAGTTCCTTACCGTCCTTCTGCACGACCGTTATCCGCCCCGTGCTGATGGCCGCCGTAACCGCCCCCGGTTGGCAACCCCTATGCCGGGCGTATTCGGACTTGGTGATGAGCCGTGCTGCTGGCATTGAAACCCTATAAGCTAATGTTTTTAATAGTGTTTTCAATCACTGGCAATTCTATGCCTAGCCAAATACCGCGAGTTCGCCACC